GCATTGGTCCCAGTGTCTTCCGAAGCCGCCACGCGGGTTCCCAAGGAGGGGATGGCGAATAGCGCCGCTTGGGCTTCAATCGCGTCACGGACGGCAAAGATGACGGCCTCATCCGTGATATTGGTCAGGTTGTCGGCGCCGATGGTGTCGCGGAATACGACATAAGAGCGGATAAGCGAGATATCGTCGTCAGGTAAATCCTGTGGTGAGACGCCCAGTTTCGACCGAACGCCATCAGTGGCCGCGCCGAAGGGCGCCCGGGCCTCGACGGAATACCGCACTTCGCCGTTGATGATGTTGCTATCGACTGCGTAGCTCCACGCAAAATCGCGGCTGCTGAACAGGGCACCGTTGGCCAAGGTGTTGTTGGACGCGGCGATCGGCATATTAACCGACACCGCGTCCGTCGCCACCGAAACGGCCCCGCTATCAAGAAGGCTCCCATCCACGTCGTAGAGCTGCCAAGAGACGGTGTGACCGTCAGGCACCCCCTGATCGAAGAGGACAGGAATGGAGATAGCGAGGCCGTTCCGAACGATCATATCAATCGAGTTCCACCAGCTGGCCGAGTTCGAGCTGTTCCTTGACAAATGGCGTGTGGGGCACACCCGCCCAATCGTCCGAGGGAGGGGTCTGTTCGATCACCTGACGATTGTAGGGGTCTTGCAGAATGAAACTGCCGACAGCGGCCACCCGGATCAGCGCACCGGGTTCCTGTTCAATCGTGACAGGGTCCGCCACAACATCAGGGCTTTTGGGGGCAGAGTTAGCAGATGCACGAGCCATAGACATGTTCTCCTATTCGCGCTTGATACAACGATTTTGGACGGGATGCAAAAAGAAAGACCGCCTTTCGGCGGCCTTTCTCTGATTTTCGTTGAACCTTAGTTCAGGTTCAGGATCGACCGGGTGTCGCCGAAGATCATGCGATAGCCGCGGTTCGTGGTCTTCACGTAGCGGACGCGCTGGTTGGTGATGGCGCGGGTCGACTCTTCGATATCCGAGCCATTTTCGACCAGCTCTTCAATCGTTTCCGACTTGATGAAGCCGATCAGCTTGTTGGCCGGGGCCGTCGAGCTGAGCGCGAAGTTGATGTTCAGGTTCAGATTGGGGTTCTGAATGGCCACGCCCACGCCAGCGTTCTTCAGAATTTCGATCTGCGGCATGCCGGTGTTGGCCGTCGGGGTGGCGAACATACGGATCCATTCGAGATACAGATCCCAATTGCCGACCACGGTGTCGACCGGGGCGCCCGCCTGAGCGCGCTGCACCAGCCACTTCAGCAGGATTTCCCAGTTCAAACGACCGGCGGCGTTGGCCGGCTGGCCCGACGCGGGGAAGCTGGCGGCCAGATCCGAGGCGTTGACAACCGGAGCTGCGCCCTGCACGCCATCGCCGTTGATCAGCATCTGGGTGGCCATGGCCGTCTGACCGATTTCCACTTCGCGCTGCATGCGCGCGGCATACGGCGTGATGACGTCCAGCGAGATCCGACGCTCGAATTCATAGGTGAATTCGATGCCGCCGCCGAACTTGTAGAACTTCACGCTCTTGTCGGTCGAGCGCAGCGAACGCACGGGGACTTCGGCGCCTTCAGCGATCACCCCGGTCTGCTGATAATCGCTCTGCTTGTCGTCGATCACCGTGGTGATCAGCTCGGTGCCGTTGATCGTGCGGGTCTGGGCGACCAGCGGGGCGACATTTTCAATGGAGTTCTGACGATACTTCCACTGAAGAATGTTGTCGATCACGGGCGGGAACAGGGCGCGCGTGCCGGGATACGTGTTGAACGTCTCGGCGGCGGCCTGAAGCACGATGCCTTGGCTCATGTCCTCGCGCACGGGCAGGTTCAGATACGCCAGAGCGCATTCGAAGCCGTCCATGCCGGAGCCCTTGAAGGCGCCGTCATCGGGGTTCACTGCCAGACGCAGATAATCGTCGATCGACAGACGGGCTTCCTTCGCGGCGCGGACCAGATTTTCACCGGCGCGCAGCGAGCTGGCTTGGTTCTTGTCGTCGGGCTTGAGGCTCGCAAGCAGCACTTCAGCGGGCTTGCGTTCGGCCAGAATTTTCAGGAGGTCAGTCATTTCAAGCCTTTCTTACAGGAACTCGACCACAACGTAGCCGGCGATGCTGGTGTCGATGACGACGGGGTCCGAGGGGACGCCGGCGCCGGAGTTGGCCGTATTCTTCTTCACGGTGCCGGAGCCGCCGCCGATGACGCGATCGCCGATGGCGGGCGTGGTGTAACCTGCGGCGCAGGGCACCAGTTCCTTGAACTTGCGCGCGACCGAGGCCACGTTCATGCCGAGAACCGCGCGGCGTTCGGCCTGATAGATGCGGCCAAAGATTGCATCGCCATCCGCAGCCTGTTTCACCGTGCCAGTGGCGCTGGTGTCAAGCGACACAACGGTGCCCGCGGTGGCAGCAATCGCTGCGTCGGTGGCGAAGGTGCCGGACAGAGCATACGTGAAAGTGAAGGTTCCGAAGGGGAACCCATAGGTGACAATTTGGTTGGGTACGTTAGCCATGGGTGGTCCTCTCGGTTACTTGGCGTGGCGGCGGGCGATGCCGAAGGCGGCAACCGGCTTGAAAGCGGGCTCAACCTTGTCGGCGGCGGCGTTCGAGCGGCCACCGACGGGCAGGATCGAAGTCAGGTTGGCGGTCAGTTCGCCAATCTTGGCCTTCAGATCAGCCACCTTGGTCAGACGCTGATCGCCTTCGAGCTTGGGTTTGCCGCTGGCGATCATCAGATGGTCCAGCTGCTCGTGCAGATAGGTCGCAGCCTCATCACGCTCGGTGGCAACAGCCACATCGGGGCGAGCTTCCAGCGCGGCCTTCTCGGCGGTCAGGGTGGCGACCTGCGCTTCCAGCGTGGTCTTCGCGGCGGTCAGGGTGGCGACCTCAGCACGCGCGGCATCGCGCTCGCTGGCGGCGGTCGTCAGATTGGCAGTGAGCGCCCCCTTGTCGGCGGACAGGGTCGTCAGCTGGGCGGTCAGGGCGGAGATTGCAGCATCGCTCATTGTGTCGTCCTTTTGTCCGAGGGACGCCTGAACAACCAGTTCGTCCAACTCAAAACCATTTGCTGCCAAAACTTGCAGCGGAGGCGGCGCCAGCTTTGCCTGAGATTTGCCCAAAATTTTAGGCTTATCCGCTGCACCACGGGCAACCAAGCTTGTTTCGATGAATTGGGCAAGCCCAACCATCTCGCCATGCACGCCGCCCACCCCAATGGCGTGGCCGTTCGCGCACACGCGATCCATCAAATTGACCACTGTGCTTTCGGGACCGAAATAATCCCAACCGCACTGTGAGCAATTGAAGGCCCGCGACTGGAAAGCAACCGACACCTCATCGAGCGACCCAGAGTTGAGCTTGGCGGTGGTGACCACCTCAGTCTCGTCCAGATAAAACAACCCGCGCAGCGTGAGGCTGCTATCCTCATAATCCAGTGCCGCATGAAAGAGGCGCCCCTTCGGCGCGCCAAACAACTCATGGTCGGCGACCAGCGGCAGGTGATTGCCCCCGTTGATCGAGTCCGTCATCTCCTTGAGAGTGATGGGCTCGACAACCGCGTTCTCGAACAAGCTGCCGCGCTTGCCCGGCAAGGGTTTCGTGTTCAGCATGATAGTCTCAAACACAGCCAGCTTGGACGTGTCGACGTCCGTTCCAACTGCGGCCTGCACCATGGCGGCCAATGAGGGGGTCATATCAAGCTGTTTCACAAGTCGGCCAATATCGTTCAAAATCTCGCCAGACAAGTGGTTGTGAGGCAACCACCATGCGGTTTTTGTGCCGGTTCGGCTCTAGGGCTTTTCAAACTACCCCTATAACACCCGGTGTCTTTCATCTTTTTACATATCGTAAGGGGGAAATACGAGGCTCTTTTTGAATTAGCCGCTATTTCCCCCGCTGCTCGGGTTGTTGCTGCGCGCAGAAGCGCTACCGGCGCTCGACAGAGAGCGGCCAAGCGGGTCGCTGTTCGGGGTGACGCTTTGCGTGTCGATGTTGACGTTGGTGGACGGCATGAAATTGGTGCCGGACAACATCGGCGCCCCCGCCAGCGGCGGGCGGCCATACATCTGCATCGAATATTCGATGTCAGTGATCAGGCCCAGCGAGAGGTCTTGCTTCAGGCGTGCCGAGCGCATCGTCAGCTGCGGTTCCAGCTCCGTCAGCGGGCGAAGCTCAACCGGAGGGAACATGACCTCGATCCGGCCAGCGAAGCCTGCGAGACGTGCTGCCAGCGTCAGCGCCTTTGTGAACAGGGCGGCCACCGAGCGGTTCAGCGAGTCCGCGTTAAGCGCAAAGAGACGGGCCTCGGTCGATGCCACCTGACCGTTGTTGGCTCGGCCAACAACGGCGGGCATGACCTTCAGGGCGGCCATGTTCTGGGCTTGAAGGACGTCGATGACGCCTTGGATCTGAATGCCAGACGACGGGTTGTTCTCATTGATGATCTTGGCGTCGATCGCATTCGAGTGAACGAAGGCGTCCGCCGACCCGAGGTTGGCAATCGAAGCCCGGATGGTGCTGAGTTCTTTCTGAACATAATCGCGGATCTTGGTAGGGTCGTTGCGAAAGGCCGGCGGGGCCGCCTTCATCAGGACGTCTTCCAGCACCGACACATCGAGCCGCGGGTAGCCGACAATCTTCATGATCCGGTACAGCTCGTTGATCACGAGCGTCCGCGAGGCAATCGTATTGATCGCCGACACGAAGGTCGAGTAGGTGTACATGTCGAGCGGCGACTGGTGATAAACTGACGTGAAGAACGTCGGGATATTGAGGTCAATCTCGACGTTCGACCCGGTGGGCTTCTGGACAGGTGCGTAGACGCCCGCCGACGTCTGGTTCCACGTCAGGGTGGCCATGTCCACGAGACGCAGCTCAGAAGGCACGTAGGTCTTGTCCAGCACCAGCTCGCAGGCGCTGCCGCCACGCAGCAGCATCATGTAGCGGTGGTCAGTGCAAAGCGCGTCGACCGTCGGCTTGTTGGAGAAACCGACGGTGTAATCGTTCACGGTCGTCAGCAGGGCCAGCAGCTGCTGCCCGAGTGCGATCCCGTCAGTGCTGATCTCGTCCTTTTCGTCGTAGGCGTAGACGATCGGGTCGACAGACCCAGCGACCGACAAGAACGCATGAATGGCCGCCGAGACGTCGGGGTCCATGTTGGCCAGATTGGCCATCAAGGTCTGCGAGCTGGAGGAGCCTCGCGTGTTATAGACGTCCGTCAGGTGATCCTGATACGTCGGTGCCGTCATCTTAGGCTGGCTCTGAACAAAGCCCGGCGTGAAGGCCTTGCCGCCTTTGACGCCCTTGCCTTTCGGCAGCAGCACGGCACCAAGTCCGCTGAGAATGCTGTTCGTAGCCATTATCCAAGCCTCGCGATGCGTTCCAGACCGTTCATCTTACCGGTCCCGTTGAAGTTCAGCATCCCCTGTGTGCCGGCCATCGGCGCCCCAAGGAAGCTCGAAACGGTCGCCACGGTAGAAATTTGCGTGGCATACATGTGTTCACACACGCGACGGGCCAAAAGGTTGAAGGCCATCGAGTGCATATAGTGGTCGTCGCCGTCGGTCTTGCGCCACTCGGCCATGACCTCGATCCCGTCGTTGGGCTTGTCATCACGGACCATGCTGGTCAAGTGTTTGATGACGGTGGTGCCTTGCCCCTGATACCCCGAAATTGTCACCTTTCGGTGGCTGACCAGCGCCTTGATCCGGTCAAGGATCAGGGTGTTGTTGGCAG